AGTGGTTCAGTTCGCTCGCCGTCTTGGCCCAAGCCTCCCCACCCTCTGCGGGCACGCCGTTGACGCAGCGATTGCCTGAAGCGTCCCATGTGATGTGCGTGGGCTGGGCGGGATGGGTGAGGGCGGCATTGACCGAGTCGAGCGCATCCTTGATGAGCTTCCAGTCATTCGGGCGCCCAACCGAGCAGGTTTGATCGAAGGCGACTTCAAGGGCTGCCTTCCACAGATTCAATTGTTCGGTCATTGCTTGGTGTCCTTGGTGGGGTGGGTGGCGCGCAAGCCGATGCGCTTGATGGCGCCGAGCACGGATGCGCGACGGCGGTGCATGGTCTTGCGGTGTCTCCAGACCTTCATTGCCAGCAGGCAAGGGCGGCAGAACTCCAGGTCTTGCTCAAGAAGCGCGGTCCAGCCTTGTTCAGAGTTGGGGCGCCTTTCGTTCCCCTTGGCGGCTTCGCTTTTCCATTCGCGGTACGCCTCCATGCAGCCGGACCAAGAAGATTCGAATGTTTCACCGTCGCCGCTTTGGCGCAGGTTTTCGCACTTGTCGAGCAGGCGAGAGCAAAGCCCCCGGCACTGCCCAGAACGGACCTGCAAGCGGGCATAGCGGCCAGCGAGCGCGAGGGCTTTGTCTGCGTCGGCCATCTCACTCCCCCCTCTCGCGCTCGGCCTGGGCGCCAGCCATCGCTGCGGCAAGCACACGGGTCCAGCTCGTCAGGTCAATGCCGTGGAAACTCCGGTCGATTGCGCCGCGCTGGGCCGCCTCTTCTTCACCACGCGCCCATCGCGCCAAGGCGTATTCGATGACCATGCGCGTTTTGATGCTGTCGTCATACCCGCAGGCAGCCAGCTCGCGAAGTCCTGCTTGGATGTCGATGCGGTCCACGTTGTGGCCGGGGATCAGTCCTTGGCGCATCACTTCCCCCCTCCCGCCTGGGCGGACATGGCGGCGAGCCACATCCCAAGCAACTCGGCATCGCTGACTTTTTTCCACGCCTCATCAGCGCTGTTCAGGAGCGTGTCGTTGTAAGTTTCTGGGCTTGTGAAGCCATCGCAGAAGACCTCATGCGCGAATGTTCGAACGTATGCGGGCAACTCCCGCACCACCCCCGCATCCAGCGCAGGGGCTGGGGCTTGAGGGGCGGCGGTGTATAGCAACGGAGCGCGGCCACCACCGGGCATGGCGTACAGCTCGCAGTCATAAGCCGGAGCTTTTCGCCCACTCATGTACCGCAGTTCACCGCCGTCAATGCAGGCGATGTGATCCAGCTTGACGGCCTCAGGCACACCACCGCGCAGCCGGGTGGATTGCCACTGAGCGTCGCGGGCGGCTGCAATCTCCGCCGCGAACATGCGCTCAGTCGCGTCAAAGCGATTGCCGCCATAGACTCGACGGAAGATCCGAGCCACGTCGGTGTCGGTCATCGCCTCCGGCACCTCTGCCGCAGGGGCGGTGAGGGTGGCTCGGGCTTGCCAAGCAGACAGCGCAGCATGCTTCTTGACGCTGGTTTCAACGTGTCCAACGGCTGGGTCTGCGTAGGTCGCGAACCACTGTTCAAACTGTTCTTTGTCGTCCATGGCGCACCTCAATCAGCTTGGGGAATTTCTTGGCCGCAGAAAAGGTTCTGCATGTGAGCAATGGCGGCATCGGCCATGCTCTCGCTTGGAAGCCCGCTGACCAGCATGTGTGCGCACCAGGTGCCATCCGGCTTTTGCTCGGTGAACAGCGAAACCGTCAGCGCATCGCGCATCTGTTCGGTGTGGCTCATTTGGGTTGCTCCCCGGTTGCTTCGCCGAGCAGTGCCTCAGCTTGGCGACGCAGGTAGCTATCGCCAGCCATGCCGTTTGCCCATGCTTCGAGGTACTCAGACACGAATGCCAAAAGCTCATCGGCAGAGGCGCGTGCTTTGTCCAGATTGGCAAGCAGGGCGCGGAGGTCGGCTTTGTCGGCGGCAACCAGCTCGCATTGCGAATTGGCGTGATAGTCGAGCAGCGCCCGAATTCGCTTTTCCTGATCTGTCATCTCTCTCTCCTGTCTGGTGGGCACCCTTGGTGCTAACCGGCCCCCTGAGGGTGGGTGCCCGGAAAAGTTAGGCGAGCGCGTTCTCGCGTGCCAGGAGGGCCTGGGCGAGTTCTTCCTTCTCGGGGCCATCCGGCATGGTGTCCATGTCCTCGCCAATGACCTGCAGCTCCTGCAGCGTTTTGGCCTGTGCGATCTGTTCGGCGAAGGTGGGAGAGGCGGGTGCGGCCTCGGCCTTGGTCTTCTTGCCCGAAGTAGCAGCGCGCACAGCCTCCAAGCCTGCAACCTTCTTCTCGCTAGCCTCGCGGCTGTCCATGACCTCGCGCCAGGTCGTCTCGCCGTCGCGCAGGGCGGCGTAGAGCGAGCGCAGGTCGGTGATTTCCTTCTGGGCCAGCACAGAGGCGTCGTGACCCAGGTATTCCTTGAGCTGGTGGGCCTGCACGCCCTGGGCGGCAAAGGCATCGAACAGCTTGCGCTTGGCCGCGTCCGGGTCTTCGGCGTCAGCGTTTTGCTGCGTGACGAGGATCTGGTCCATGCACTCGTCGATGATGTCGCCGGGGATCAAGCGCAGGCCCAGCGTGCGCACAGCCTTCGAGATCAGCGCCTGCTGCTTGTTGATGATGTCGTCGTCGGTGGCTTCGAGGATGTAGAGCAGATCGCCGTAGCTGTTGGTGCGCGTGGTGATGACGGTGTCGCCGTCCTTCTTCTGGCGGCGTTCAATGGTCTTGGCGATCGTCACGTCCTGGGAGTAGGGGACATTCGCCTCCAGGTCGGTGATGGTCACGCGCACGATGCGCTTTTCTCGATCGTCATAGACCGTCATCGTCTCGACGGTGATGTTGGTCATGCAGCGCACAGCAGCCTCGGCAAATCGGATGCTTGGGCCGGTGGGCCACTTGCTGCGGTCCTTCCCGATGGGTTTGACGTAGCGGGCCACGGCGGCAAATGACGGGCGGCAGCATTCCTTCATCAGCTTTTCGCGCACCACGTCCATGTCACGGGGGCGGCGCAGGGCCATGATGTAGCGAGCCTCGACCAGCGCTTTTGCCTGGGCAGCCACGGCGGTGGATGCGGTGTCAGCAACGGCGAGTTCGTTGTGGAATTCGTTGCGGTTCACGAGTTGGTTCATGGTGATCTTTCTCAAGCCCATGCGGGCAGCGACAGAGGGGTGATGGTTTCGGCGTAGGCGGGCCAGTGGTTGGACGCCTTGCACGATGCGTAGAGATTCAGCAGGCGGCGGCATTCGGCGCGACCTTTGTCGATGGCTTCGTCGTCGAGCATGTAGGCCTCGGCCACGTTGGGCCAGCTGCTCTCGACGGCACCAAAGACAAAGCCGAGCACGTCCTCGCCCGTGGCGGCCTTCCAGCCGTCCGAGTACCAGGCCGCTTGCATGTGGTAGCCGTAGCGGGCACAGGCCTTGGCGAAGCCGGACGGGCTCACGTCTTCGGATGTCTTCAGGTCGGGCAGGATCACGCCTTGACCGGTGCGGTAGACCCAATCGGCCCGACCCTTGCACAGCACGCCGGTCAGCTCGTCGATCCAGAAGAACGACACTTCGGCCTCGCCCTGGCCCAGCAATGCTGCGATCTCAGGCACGGCGCGCAGGTTGGACGCCTGGCGCGTGGCCACCTTGAGCTCGTCTGCGCTCACAACCTCTACGCCGGCAGGAACTGCATCGCGCCAGGCCTTGCCCTCCTTGGTGGAGAACGTCATGCCGGCAGGCTTGACCATGTAGCGAGAAGCCATGGTTTCAGGTTCCAGCACCAGGGTGTGCAGCAGTGATCCGCGTCGCAAGGATGGCTTCTGCTCGGCGTCGGGGTCTTGCCCTGCTCGGTAGTGCGCCGGACTCTTGCGCATCAGCTTCAAACCGCTGTTGCTCATAGCGTCGGCGGCCAGGTAGTCGGAAAATGGCATGCCCGAGCGCGTGCCGACTTTGAGCCATGTGTCTTGAGCGTTCATCAGTACGGCACCTCAGATGGCGGAATCAGGTCTTCAGGGCTCATGACACCGCCCACACAAAAGCGCTCACGACGGCCGCAGCCGATCCAGCGAGGATCAGGGCGCCCTGCTGCGCGCCGGTCAGGCGGTTCCACAGGCGGGACAGCAGGCCGGGGCGCGTGTGGTGCTCGATCACGCCAGGCGCCGGGAAGTGGTCGCCCAGCTCGTTGCGGCGGTGCCGTTGCGTCACGCGGTGGGTGGCGAATGTCATGGTCTCGTCCATGGCTTCGACTTGTTCGCGGGTGAGTTCAGGCATGGTCGGCTCCTTCGTCATCGGGATCGGGTTGCAGGCAGTGGTCGACGACAAGCAAGCCGACGAACACAGCGAACAGAACGACAGCGCAAAAGGTGAGAACGGCGCTCATTGCAGCCCTCGCGCCTCGGCGATGCTGTCGGCCGTTTCGTTGACGTAGCGCTTGACGACGAGGCGGCGCAGTTCAGCCCAGTGCGAGCCCTCGCCATCCTTGAGGCCCAGCATCAGGGCGCCCATGACTTCGCAGAAATCGAGCGCGGAGTACACCTCATCGGCCGCCGACTTCAGCACCTCACGCGGCAGTGCAGTGGAGGTGCCACCGGCAAAGCTCGGCACAGCGTTCTGCAGCCCGGCCAGCGCCCGCTGCATGTCGTTCGTCAGCTCGGCGTGCAGGTCTTCCAGCGCGCTGTCAGCCGCTTCTTTGCCGGCCAAGTGCTGGTTCGTCACCAGCGTGTTGAAGCAAGGGGTTCTGTCCATCTCTGCTCTCCCGGGTGGGTGTTGCGTTGAGATGGAGTGTCGCTGTAGCGAACATCTTAGTCAATCGCTGTAGCGAACATTTTCGATTGAATGTATCTATCGCTGTAGCGAACTCGTTAGATGCAAAAAAGCCCGCGCTCGGCGGGCTGTCAGCCTTCAGGCTTCGCGGTCAGAGCACTGACAGCACAATGGCCGGGCCAAGCACTGGAAGCACGGATCCGACTGCCACGTAAGACAGAGACGGATGCGCAAGCCTTCTTTGCACGTGGCCTGCCTGTATTCCACCAGGCACGATCAGCGCCAGCGGCATCAGCCACAACAGGTGGAGCACGTTGAAGGCGCCAAGGGCAGGAAAGACCATCAGGATCCACCAAAGGCCTACGGTGACCACCGTGGCTTTGATTCGCTTGCGTGGATCAACGATCAGCCCGAATGACCAGGCGCCGGCAAAGAACAGCGCGACAACCCAGACTGCCACTTTGAGGTAAGTCATCGGTAACCCTAGAAAATGCGCACTATTTCCGCAGTGCGGGAATTGTCCGGTTTGCTCGTTACTTCGGGTGAACGCCTGCCATTACGGACGATTCCGTCCACCCTACTGAGCGCGTAGACTGGCGCGGGCGATTTCACGCCGCTGCGTCGTTTCCTGAATGGCCTGCCGCCTTCAGGATGTCCAGGAGCATGCTTTTCTTGTCGTCCGGCACTGTGCGGAACAACATCAGCAGCTCGGCTTCTTTGCTGGTCTGTGCTTTGTCCATCTTTTCTCCCTGTCCGTAAAACAAATACTCGGGCGTGGTGGACAACTCGGCGCACATCAGCAAGAAGAAGTCAGTCGCGAGCTTTCGCGCGTCCTTCTTCCCGTTGACGAACTCTGAGACGTGAGACGGCTTAACTCCCATGGCTTCCGCCAGGGAGGACTGTGTCTTGTCCTGCTCGTCAAGCAAGGACTTGATGCGTTTGCCGATAGTTTCCACAAATGAAGTATCGGCTCTCGATTTAAACGGCGATTCGCTGTAGCGATTGACTGGCATGTTCGCTACAGCGACAATGCCGTGCATGGACTGGAAGCAACTCATCTCCGACCTCACTCGGCTAGGCGTAAGCCAGGCCGAGATCGCCGCGCAGACGGGCATGGCCCCACCGACGATTAGCGAGCTTGCGACAGGCAAGACGCGCGAGCCTCGATGGACGACGGGCCAAAAGCTGCGAGCGCTGCATCGCTCGGCGAAGCGCCGCGCCTCCAAGCCCGCCGAGCACGCGCAGGAGAGCTGATCCATGCGCCCGATCACACCCCGCCAGCAGCAGGTGCTCGATTTCATCGTCGCCTTCGGCATCGCGCACGAGCGCCCGCCGACTCGCGCGGAGATCGCCAAGCACTTCGGGTTCAAGTCGGACAACGCCGCCCAGGAGCACCTGGCCGCCCTCGCTCGCAAGGGTGCCATTCGCTTGTGCTCCAACACAGCGCGCGGCATCGAGGTGCATTGACCCATGTTTACCCGCCCGCAGGCCATGAGCGCCGCCACGCAGCCCCGCCACATGGCGGCTGCCGTCTCCTCCATGAACAGTGCCGCGCCCTCCCGCGCGGCTTTGCGTGGCAAGGCCTGCGGGCGCTTTCATTCCCACCGCTCCACCAGCACCGCAAGCACCAGCGACGCAACGTCCGCCGCTGCCTCCGCTCGCCACCACACCGCCCGCACTTTCGCCGCGGCCCACAAGTTCACGTCCATGTCTTCCTTCCTGTTGGGGTTGCATGGCTTTTATTTTTCTCGCCGGGCAACTGGTAACTCAACAGGTAACCCCATGACTTCTTCCAATCACCTCCCCCTCGTCGGCGGTGTCATCCAGCCCCAGCGACTGGTCGTGCCGCCCGAAGTCATCCGGGGACTGACCTCCTACCGCCACGCCTGCCGCCTCGCCTGGAAGCTGCGGGCCGTCAAGAACCTCACCAGGCGACACCTCGCCGAGCAGGCAGGGCTGTACCCCACGCACGTCTCCGACTACTTCAGCGTCAAGGAGAACAAGCGCGAACTCCCCGCCCGGCACATCGCAACCGTCGAGCGCGTGCTCGGCAACACCGTCATCAGCCAGTACCAGGCCGCTCAGTCCGATCTGACCGTCTTGGAAGAGCTGCAGGCGCTCCGAAAAGTCGCATGAAAACCGTCACCATCAAGCACCTCTATTCCATGTGCGACGACATCGGCGATCGCTGGATGTGGCGTGGTCGGACCAATGGCGCCGGCACACCCAAGATGATCTATCGCCAGGTCGACACATCCGTCTACAGGGTCGCCTACTGCCTGCACCACAAACTCGAGCTGTCAGACCTTGGCAAAGACGTGATCTGGCCTGTCACCGAACAGGGCGACATCAACCCTCAGCACCTCATGCGGGGCACCGCTGGGCAACTCCAAACATGGCGCAAGCTCAACGGCAAGTCCAAGCGCAGCCCATCCGCTCGAGCAGCGCACACCCGTGGCGCCCGCACAAGCCCGCACACCAAACTGAGCATCGAGAAAGCTCGAGAGGTCCGCGCATCAGACGAGCACAGCACCGTCCTGGCCGCGCGCTTTGGCGTTGACCGCAAGGCCATCGAGGACATCCGCCGAGGCCGAACCTGGCGCGAAACCGTCGGCCCGGCATCCATCTTCAGCATGGGGAGGGGGGCGTGAACTACTACGAGCACCATCTCGGCGACTACGCCAAGGACACGCTCCACCTGTCGATGCTGGAGCACGGCGCCTATCGCTTGCTGCTCGATCGGTACTACGCCACCGAGAAGGGCATTCCAGCAGACCAGGCCCACCGCCTGGCACGCGCCCGCACACGTGACGAACGCGAGGCCGTTGACGCCGTCCTGGCCGAGTTCTTCGTGCTCACGGATGGGGTCTGGTGCAACCGCCGCGCCGATGAAGAGGTGGCAAAAGCACAGGCCCGCATCGGCACCGCACAGGCAAATGGGAAAAAGGGTGGGCGCCCAAAGAAGAACCCAACAGAAACCCAAGAAAAACCCAGCGGGTTTCTTGTGGGTTCTGAAAGCGAAACCCAGGCGAAAGCTCACCAAGCACCAGACACCAAACACCAAGAGAGTGCTTCGCACTCAGCGTGCGAGCCCTCGGCCTACGGCCTGGCCTCCAAGGCCATGAGGCAGGCAGGCATGGCCGATGCAAGCCCATCCCATCCAGACCTCATTGCCTTGGTCGATGCAGGGGTGACGCTCACCGAGTTCGCTGATGCTGCCGCTGAAGCGGTGAGGCGGCGCAAGGGGTTCGTGTACGCCCTGGCCACGGTTCGAGGCAGGCGAGAGGACGCAGCCCGAAAGGGTCCTGTGCCCGTTGCGCCTGCACCAGAGCCCGATCGGCGCTTTGCGGGGGCCGTGTGATGGAAGGCATCGACGCAATCATCCGCATGCGCATGGCAGGGTCCAAGCCGACATTCGTGTGGGTCGAAACCCAACCCCTGCAGGCCTGGTGCAAGCAGCTCACGCAGCAGGCCGGCAGGCACGCCGACATCCACCTCACCCCCGAAGAGGTGGCCACCATCGAGCGCCAAGACCTGCGCGCAATCGTGGACACCCATGTCCTCGTGCACGGCCCCAACGACGACAGCACCGACCGAGTGGCCCGCGCCTGCTTCAACGCAGGAGCCGCCAAGGTCGAGGCCTTTTTCTTCGACGCAAGCCGCCCCTACGACGAGCGAATCGTCAAGGCCACCCGTTACGCCCCCGAAGGAGTCAAAACCGTATGGCCCAAGTGATCGAGCGCGACAGCATCGACTTCCGCGCCTACATCCGCGAAACCGAGGCACGCCAGAAGGTGCGCCCGGCATCCGAGTACGTGGACGACATCATCGAGTCCCTGTTCTCCGGCCAGAAGGAGCCCGGCGCCTTCCTGCCTTGGGACAAGACCCACGACAAGTTCAAGTTCCGCCCGGGTGAGGTCACGCTCTGGGCCGGCATCAACGGCCACGGCAAAAGCCTGGTGACCGGCCAGGTGGGGCTGTCGCTCATGGGGCAGGGCGAGCGGGTGTGCATCGCCTCCTTCGAGATGAAGCCCGTCAGCACCCTCAAGCGCATGGCCCGCCAGTGGTCAGGCCTGCGCCCGGTGTCCCCCAACGACACCCCGGAAATGGCGGACATTGCCCGCGACAGCTACCGCCAGTTCGGGTACTGGACCGATCGCAAGCTGTGGCTGTACGACCAGCAGGGAACGGTTGACGCCGAAACCATCCTCGGGGTGGCCCGCTACTGTGCCAAGGAGTTGCGCATCGGGCACGTGTTCATCGACAGCCTCATGAAGTGCGTCAAGGGCGAGGACGACTACAACGGCCAGAAGGAATTCTTGGACGAGCTTTGCGCCTTGGCTCGTGACTGCAGCGTGCACATCCACCTCGTGCACCACATCAAGAAGCTGGCCAGCGAAGAACAGACCCCCGGCAAGTTCGACGCCAAGGGATCGGGCTCCATCTCCGACCAGGTGGACAACTTCATCGTGGTCTGGCGCAACAAGCGCAAGGAGCGCGACCAGCAGGAGGGCAAGCCAGTCACCGCCGATGAGCCCGACGCCCTGCTGATCTGCGACAAGCAGCGCAATGGGGAGTGGGAGGGCAAGGTGGCTCTGTGGTTCGACCAGGAGAGCCAGCAGTTCACGGGAGCCGCCTACGACCGTTCTGTGTCGTTCGATGAGTTCCCGCACCGGCCTTGGGCCACCGTCAGCACCTCGCGCCCGCGCGCGCATTTCGGGGGTGAGGCATGAGCAAGACCGACCCCTGTCTCAAGTGCGGCCAATGGGGGCACACCTCCAGCAGCTGCAAGCGCCCAGCACCGCCGGCAGAGCACGCATCCGCACCGCTCGACGGCCAGGACAAGGGCATGCACCGCTGCGCCGACTGCGCCAAGGGCTCGCTCAGGCTGTGCGCGCAGTTCGTGCCCAGCGTGACGCAGCCGGTCAGGTGCGATCAGTTCAAGGCGAGGGCAAAAGCATGAGCGGCGCCAGCTACCTGATCCCCATCAAGACCGTGACCGGGCTCAACGCCCGCGAGCACTGGCGCAAGCGTGCCGCCCGGGTCAAGTCCGAGCGCGCTGCCACTGCGCTGATCGTGCGCCCGTTCTTCACGCCCTGCATCGTCCGCCTGGTGCGCCTCTCGCCAGCCCTGTGCGACGACGACAACCTCCAAGGCGCCATGAAAGCCGTGCGCGACGAGGTGGCCAAGATCTGCGGCGTGGACGACGGCCCCACCGGGCCCATCACATGGACCTACGCCCAAGAGAAGTGCAAGCGCGGGCAGTTCGGCGTCAAGGTCGAGTTTCTGGCGATTTGAATCAAAACAGGATCAAGAAACCCGAAGCCGCCCCGGTCAATGGGCGGCAGCAACTGGAGCAGACATGACCACTCAGATGATTTTCCGCAGCTTGTTGGCCGTTGGCCTTGCTGGTGTTGCCGCCTACTTGGCCGCAAATGGTAAGGACGGATGGGGCTGGTTCTTGTTCGCGTGTGTGTTGGTTGTGGGGTGATCGGCCTCGCGCGCGTGCATTTTTCATAGAAGGCCATGACACTGATCCGCCAAGTCAAAGTCAAGCGCGTGGACTGGTTCCGCGTGCTGGCCGACTTGCGCGACAAAGGGCTCACGCTGCGGGTGATCACGGCCTGCACCGGCATCAGCAAGCCCACGCTGCTCGACCTGCGCAACCAGGAGGCCGACCCGAAGATGCACCAGGGCGAGCTGCTGATCGCGCTGTGGATGCGCGAGACGGGGCGCACCTTCGACAAGGTGCCCAGGCATGGCGACCCACGCACCGGCATCAAACCCAAGTACGTCGAATCCTGGGAGGGCGGCACCATCCATTGCCCCCTGTGCGGCACCGAGCACACCGTGCGCGCGCCCAAGGCCACCAAGGACGAGCCGCGCACCATCGACGCCAGGCAGCTCACCCTGCTCAACTGACGCGCATGGTCGGGAACGCTGCCAGCCTCCCGGCAAACACTGCAACGGTCACACATTCAACTGACCGGAGTGCAGCATGGCCAAAGCAGCCCGCGCCGTCCAAGTGCCTGGCGAACCCGCCCAGGTCGAGGAAGTCGCCACCGAACAAGCCCAGAACGACCCAGCCGGCGCCGAGCAGGCAGCAGAAGTCCAAGCGCCTGAGCCCGCCGACGAGGTGGCCATCCTGCGTGCCCAGCTCGAAGCCGAGCGCCTGGCCCGCCTGGAAGCCGAGCAGCGTGCAGCGCAGGCCGAGCAGCAGGCCGAAGTCGCCGCCGTGGTTGCCCCTGCTGCCGCCCCGGTCACGCCCGGCAAGTCCGCCCACCTGAGCAAAGCCGGCTGGGTTGTCCCTGCCGCCTACGGCTCGCCCGTGAAGGCCTGACGCCATGTGCGGCGGTGGTGGTGGCGGCTACAGCAAGCGCGACGCAGAGCGCGACCGTGAGGCCGCGCGCGTCGAGGCTGAGAACCAGCGGATTGCAGCCGAGAACCAGGCGCAGGTCGATGCAAATGCCGCGGTGGCGGCCAAGCGCGTGCGCGCCAAGGCCAACACCCTCATGACCCGAGGCAGCCGCCCGTCGCAGGCCACCGCAGGCGGCACCCAGGCATCGCCTGCCATGACCTCCACCGTCATGGCGCGAGGCGCCGCAACACTCGGAGGCCAGTGATGGATCAATCCCGCGTCGAGAAGTACCTCAAGCGCCACGAGCAGCGCCGGTCTGAGCGCCTGCGCAATGAGCACATCACGCGGGAGTGCTACGACTACGTCCACCCCGCACGTGGCTTCGGCTTCAGCGGGGATGCGACGTTTGACGCCGCCACCGAGCAGACCAAGCGCGCCCGCGTGCTGTCGTCGGTGTCTGCCGATGCTGCCGAGAACCTGACCGCCAACTTGGTGGCCGGTGCCACGCCTGCGAATGCGCAGTGGTTCGAGATGGACGTGGCCGGCGCCAGCGAGAATGACAAGCGCTGGCTGTCGGACTCTGCCCGGTTCATCTGGGAGAACATCCACGCCAGCAACTTCGACGCCGAGGTATTCGACGCCATGTTCGACGTGGTGGCCGCTGGCTACTGCGCGCTCTACATCGACCAAGACCGCGACGTGGGCGGCTACACCTTCGAGACGTGGCCGCTGCACCAGGTTTTCCCAGCCAGCAGCAAGCCGGGCGGGCCGGTGGACATCGTCGAGCGCGCCTACCAGATGACCGCCGAGCAGGCGGCCACGGTCTACGGCTTCAAGGCCTTGAGCGAGCGCACGCAAGACGCGGCCATGAACAAGCCCGAGACCATGGTCGACTTCGTGCACATCATCGAGCCGCGCGCCCTGAGCGTTCCCGGCGCGTTGCTGGCCAAGAATCTGCCCGTTGCGTCCATCGTCATCGAGAAGGCCGCCAAGCATCCTGTCCGCGAGTCGGGTTACCACGAGATGCCCGTCATCGTGCCGCGCTGGTCCCGCCTGCCTCAGTCGGCCTATGCGACTGGCCCGGTGGCGTCCGCGCTGCCCGACATCCGACTGCTAAACCGCCTGCGCGCCAATGAACTGAGCGCCACCGAGCTGGCCGTGGCCGGCATGTGGATCGCCGAGGACGACGGCGTGCTCAACCCCAAGACCATCAAGGTGGGGCCGCGCAAGGTCATCGTCGCCAACAGCGTGGAAAGCATGAAACCGCTGCTGACGGGCGCCGACTTCAATGTGGCGTTCACGGCCGAGGAACGGCTCGAGCGCGCCATCCGCAAGCGCTTGCTCGCCGATCAGCTGCAGCCCCAGGACGGGCCCGCCATGACTGCCACCGAGGTGCATGTGCGTGTCGCCCTGATCCGCCAGTTGCTTGGCCCTGTGTTCGGGCGCCTGCAAGCCGAATTTTTGCAGCCGCTGGTGGTGCGCTGCTTCGGCATCGCCTACCGAGCCGGCATGCTGGGTCAAGCCCCGCAAGGTCTGGGCGGCCGGTCGTTCCACGTCAAGTACATCAGCCCACTGGCACGCAGCCAGAAGCTCGAAGACGTGACCGCGGTGCAGCAGTACGTGCAAGCCATCGGCCTGCAGTTGCCGGTGTGGCCCGAGGCGCGCGACCTGGTGGACATCGACGAGGCGAACCGCATCGTGGCCAACGGATTGGGCGTGCCCAAGTCGATCGTCCCCGAGGCCAAGAAGGTGCAGGCCCTGCGCGACGCGCGCAAGCAAGATCAGCAGAACCAGCAGCAGGCCATGCAACAGCAGGCCGCGCAGCAATCCATGACCGACGCCATGGCTTCGCGCATGGCCAACGCAGCGTAAGGAGCGCGACATGAGCAACATCACCGCAGTGCAAACCGGCTCGGGCTGGGATGTCGATGGCCCGACGACCACGCAGGTGCTGGTCAATCTGGACACGAATGGCCTCCCGACCGGCTCACTCATCACCCCAGACGGCCAGCCGGTGGGCGGTGGTGTGATTGGCTTCTCCGTCATCCCCCCGACCCGCGACAGCCTGGGCATTGAGGTGGCGGTGTCTGCCTGTGTTGCTGCTGGCGGCGGCACGGTGGTTTACGAAGCAGCGGATTACACGATCACCACCGATCACACGTTGGTTTCAGGCGTGAATCACGTTGGCGTGCCGATGCAGATGGAATTTGGCCCGGCAGATAACGTGCCGGACTTCTGGACGCCGAGCGAAACCGGGACGCGTTTCAACCTCGCGGCGGGCGTCACGGCGTTCAAGCACAACGCCGCAGACCTGGGCAGCGTGCAGTCGCCATTGATGGACTACGCTCTCAAGCAAGTGCACATCTTCGGCATTGCGTTCATCGACGGCAAGTGCGCCATCAAGATTGGCGCGGTGAACGCTCAGGGCTGCGTCGATGGCTCCATCGACATGGTCTACGCCTACAACCAGACGTGTGACGATGGGCAGGCCGCCATTGACGTGCAGAACAGCCAGTTCTTTCACTTCCCTCGCCTGCGCATCAGCAACGATCAAGCGGCAGCGATTGGTGCGAACTTCCGCCTTGCCGCGTCCGTCCCCGGCTCTGTCCTCCTGCCGGGTGATTGCCAGATTGGGGAGGTCTTTTCGAGATGCACGTCCCGCACACGAAAAGGTGTTGTCCTTGAGGCGTATGGCGCGACTGCCGCAATCCTGAATGACGTTGTCATCGGGGGGCGCATCCATGCATCGCGCTATTCCACTTCGACGCCTGCAACGGTCAGTGTCACGACCACGTCTGGTAACGCTAACATCAACGTGCCGGATTCTGGCCAGTTTGGCATCTGCACAGTCGGGATGCCGATCCGTTTCCAAACTACGGCCCCCAGCGGTTTCGACGCCACCGTCACTTACTTTGTTGTGAGCCGTGACACTGGCGCTCAGACTGTCCAACTGAGTGACGCGGATTACGGCTCCGCAACCACACCGACGTCATCGGCGACCTACGCCACTTATGTGGCAGGTTATCCGACGTTCATGGCTCGCGGTGCCGCCGGCTGCGCGATCAAGAACTCTAATTTTGGCAACTTGGCGTGTGAAGTGACGGGCAACATCGGCGCGGTGATGTTCAGCAAGACGCGCAACTGCAACGCCAATTTGAACAACCCGAGCACGAGCTATACCGGCACAAACTTGATCTTCCGTGACGCCGAGGTCGGCCTGACCTACAGCGGAGCGAACAACGTTGGCGTAGACGAAACCAGTTTGATGGGCGGACTTTGCAGCGTCACGAACACGGCGGGCGGTGCGTATCAACACACGTCAGGCAATATCACACTCGACTCGGCATGGAATGGTCGGCGAGTGCGATACAGCGGCACCAGCGACATCACAATCACGATCCCACGAAAGTTGCCGCCCGGGTTCTACATGGAGTTGACGACCACGGGGGCCACTGGCGTGGTCACATTCGTAGGAGCCGCCGGTCTGGGGTTGTGGGGGAAGAACGGTCTGCGCACGAATGGGCAGTACGCCCATGTCCGACTGGCTCAGATTTCGGCGCTTGGCTACAACTTGAGCGGTGACCTGCAAGTTTGACGACGCCTAACACCCGCCTCGGCGCGGATGAGTGGATCAAATGCCCACACCACAGACCTACCGCCGCATCTTCGAGGACAACGCCGACGGCGTGCTGATCCTCGAAGACCTCGTCAAGCGGTTCTCTCAGCCCCAGGTGAGCGCCGGGGGCATCGACGCAGTGCTCAAGACCTACGAGCGCGGCGGCATGCGAAAGGTGCTCGACTACATCCTCGGCCAGATCAACCGAGCGAACGGAGTACAAGACGATGTTCAAGAAGACCCCCCGATTGATGTCTGAAGCCGCCGCAGCCGAAGCAGGCGCAGCATCTGGTGGCGCTGCCGATGCCGGCGCGCCTGCAGCACCTGCACCTGCATCCGCTCCCGTCGCGCCCCCGGCGCCCGCTGGCACCGTGATGGCCAAGGGCGCCACGGCTGCCGAGCCTGCAGCCTGGAGCGCGCCCGACAAGTACCTGGTCAAGAACGGTGATGAGGTGGACTGGCAAGCCACCGCGCGCAAGATCGACGAGGGCCGCAGCCACCTGGAAAAGCGTTTCGGCGCTGGCGATGTGCCACCCAAGGACATCAGCGGCTACAAGGTGGCCGCCCCTGAGCAGTACGCCGAACTGCTCAAGGACTGGAACCCTGCCGAAGACCAGGCCTTGCAGTCCTTCCTGGGCAACGCGCACAAAGCCGGGTTCACGCAGCAGCAGCTCGACCTGGTGCTGGGCGAGTACGGGCGCGTGATGTCGCAGGTGCAGGGCGCTCAACTGACGCCCGAGCAGCGCTTCGAGCAGGAGGCAGACGCCACCGCCAAGGCCCTGGGCGAGGTGTGGAAGGAGCCCGGCGAGTTCGACAAGAACGTGGGGTTGTCCTACCAGGCCGGCGTCAAGCTGGCCGCCAAGATCGGCGTCGATTACGACGAGTTCAATGCCGCGCTGGGCAACAACGCCATGTTCTTGCGCGTGGCTGCAGCCCTGGCCCCCGAGATGCAGGAAGACACCCCGGCAGGCACGCAGCAGACCCCATCCGATGCGCTCGACTGGGAAGCCAAGCGCGCCGACCTGGTGAGCCAGCGCGATGCCCTCAAGGAAGGCGACCCGCGCCGTGCGCAGATCGTCAAGCAACTCAAAGACCACTACGAACGAAAGTACCAGAGCTGACGCCACGCCCTCCGCAAGCAAGGCCCGCCACCGTGCGGGCTTTGTCGTTTCTGGTCGGGAATCCTGACCAGCAGCAGGGGCACAGTGCTCACATCAGAGGCCCGGTGTGGCAGCCGGAAACCCTCCTGTCTTGCCCGTAGCCGCTTGACCTTTAGCCGGGTCGTGGCCACGAAAGCAGGCCCGGTCAAGTGACTGGACACCCTGAATCGGCGCAAACCTTTTCAGGAGCAAACCATGTCTCTCGCCAATCCTTCGGTTGCTTTCAAGCAGCAGTTCCATGACGGCTTCCGCGATGCCGTGGCGCAGCGCGAATCCCGTTTCACGCCCGCCGTCATCGACCGCGGCATGATCGAAGGCACCTCCTTCACGATCAACGGTCTGGGCACCGTCGAGATGAAGCAGGTCACCGGCCGCTACCAGGACAAGACCCCGCAGACCGTTGCCAACGGCACCCGCGTGGTCTACATGGGCGACTACAGCGCCCTGGCCGTGGTCGATGGCTTCGACGTGCCCAAGCTGGCCGCCGATCCGTCGTTCAAGTACCCTGGCCTGCTGGCTGACGCTGCGAACCGCCTCAAGGACAAGATCATCTACCGCGGCCTGCTGGACGCTGTGGTGACCAAGACCAGCGAGACCGGTTTCAGCACCGTGGCTCTGCCCTCGTCGCAGATCATCGTGGCAGGCGGCACCGCATTCACCAAGGCCAAAGCCATCTTCGCTCGCTCGCTGTTCCGCAAGAACGAGTGCGACAACAACAACGGTGAGCAGCTGTTCATCGCCTACAACGATGACATGGTTCGCCAGATCCTGGCCGACACCACCCTGACCAGCGCTGACTTCATGGCCACGCAGATGCTGCAGGCCGGCGAGATCGCTCGCAACTGGCTGGGCTTCACCTGGGTGCCTTACCAGGCGCTGGACAACGGCGCAGGCGGCGCACTCGAAGCGCGCACCGTGGCCTGGGCCAAGTCCGGCGTCGAGATGGGCATGGGCATCAACTTCAAGACCGACGTGTCGGAAAACAAGAACAAGGAAGGTCACCCGACCGAGGCCTACGCATGGCTGTCCTTGGGCGCCGGCCGAAACGACGAGAAGAAGGTGGTTGCCATCGACTTCCTGCGTGCCTGATCAACCACCTGAACACTGAAAGGACACCATCATGGCTGTCGTCACCGTCAAGTCGGCCCAGATCACTGGCCGCGATTCCTCCCCGCCCGTCCGTGGCGGCCTGACCCAGGGCCCGCGCCGTCTGTACGACCAGTGCGCCACGGTCGAAGTCACCAACGGCGACTCGATCGCATCGAAGTTCATCTTGGCCACCGTGCCGAGCCATGCCTCGATGCGTGAGTTGGTCGTCTACTGCGACGCCATCACCAGCGCCGCCGCTGACTTCGGTGTCTACCAGACCACCCAGAACGGTGGTGCGGTGGTCGATGCCGACGCCTTCGGCTCGGCTGTGTCGATCGCCACGGCCATCACGACCGGCACCAACATCCTGCACGAGTCTGGCGTGCTGGACATCGCTGAAATCGAGCAGCCGCTGTGGCAGATCCTGGGCCTGACCGCTGACCCTGGCATCGACTACGACATCGTGGCCACGCTGACCGCCGCGGCCACTGCCACCGGCACGCTGACCGTGCGCGCCGTCTACGGGCAATCGAACTGATCCATCTCTGGTGAAGTCGAGGGGTTGGGGGGCTTCGGCCCCCCTTTTTTGATTCGGAGGGCACACATGGCGACCGATGTCTCGATTTGTTCCAATGCGCTGGTGATGCTGGGCGCCGCGCCCATCGCATCGTTCACCGAGGGCACCACGGGCGCGCTGGTGGCCTCCAACCTCTACCCAGACCAAAAGCGCGGATTCCTGCGCGCGCACCCATGGAATGCAGCCATCACCCGGGTGCAGCTGGCGCCGTTGACCGACGCCCCGGCGTTCGGCTGGCGCTCTGCCTTCCTCATGCCCAACGACTGCGTCCGGGTTCTGTCCGTCGAGTTCTCCGACAGCGACATTGAGCACAAGGTCGAGGGGCGCAGCATCATGGCCAACACCAGCGGGATCGACCTGCGCTACATCACAAACCTGGCCGTGGACCGCTGGGATTCGACCATGGTCTCGGCGATGACCCTGCGCATGGCCGGGGCCATGTGCTACGCCATCACCAAGTCGGCCAGCCTGACGGACGCCTGGATGGCTGCAGCCGAGCGCAAGCTGCGCGAAGCCAAGTCGCTGGACGGGCAGGAGGGCACGCCGGACAGCATCGACGACGACCCGTTCATGCGTGCGCGTTACCCTGGCGGGGGGTGGTGAGATGGCCAAGACATCGCACGTTCAAACGAACTTCACCTCGGGCGAGATCACGCCCAAGATGCGCGCCCGCATGGATGTCGCCCGGTACAACTCGGGCGTGGAGATCATGCAGAACGCCTGGCCGAACATCCATGGCGGGTTTTCCAAGCGCTGGGGCACGCTGTTCCACTACGCGGCCAAGCACCCCGACCGCAAATGCCGGGTGGTGCGTTTCGTCGTCAACCGCACCGACGCCTACTGGCTGGAGTTCGGTCACCTCTACATGCGCGT